ATAATTAAGTCCTTCTGCACCTCGTATTTCTACTAACTCGCCTTCTCTTGTAATGAAGGATAAGAACTTCTCTTGCTTTTTAATGAACTTTTTTACTATAAACTCTTGGTCGTCTGCATCTCCCCAAGTATGATTATAACTTACTTTTAAAAGATAGTAAGTAATGAATAAACTTTTTAACCAGTTCCAAAAGGCTATAAGTTTTTCCTTTATAGTTTCAAACTTCATCCCATTTCTTTCCTTCAAATAATAGGGCTTCTGCTTCACGTCTGCGAATAAGTCCTTCTAATACTTTGCCTCCTGCCTTGTTCCATCTTTTGATTTGTGCAGGCACGCCATCATAGTCTCCTGAATTGAGAACTTTCAACATTGTACTGGCATTTAGATTGCTTGGACCGAGATTGTATGTCCATGATACGAGTGCATCAAACATGCACTGGTCTATTGAAATTGTGACAGCATCATTTACTGCTTTTTCGTACTCCTCTAGTTCTTCTACTAGTAGCGAGTCCGCGACTGCTTTAGTTATTTGGTCACCTGGATTTACACCTTTGGTATGACCATAACCAATTGTCCAAACACCTGCTGCACATTGATAGGCTTTCAGTTCTAAGCCTTCGAATTTTTTGATAAGGGTTAAACCCTCTACTGATATTTTCATATTTTTCCTCTTATTTAGAAGGCACTTAAAGAGCAAAGCTCTCTCCGCACCCGCATTGAGCTGTTGATAGAGGTGTGTTGAATACAAACTGTTCTTGTAATCCTTCTTTCACCATATCTATCTCTATTTTTTCAACCATTGATAACGTCTGTGGGTCAATTGCTATACACTCATAGTAGATTGAATCACCACTTAAGCTTGGACTATCTTCGTAATTTAACTCCCACATCCAGCCATTGCATCCTGCAGGCTTTACTAAGACACGAACGCCCCAGACTTGCTCTGAGGCGATTCGTGATTTTATTACGTCCAAAGCTTCTGAACTTACTATAACCATATAATAACTCCTTCAGCTTGATAGCATACTTAGACTATAGGACTGATAGCGAATAAACACGCCATGAAGATTCCTATGAGAGTGAAAGTTTCTGCACTCCGTTGAATATCTATCCTATTATCCTTAATTATGCTTTGTCTTAATTTGAGAATTGTTCTCATTATTATCTCCTTTTTAGAAGATATTAATTTATTTTTAACACCTTCCTCGATGAGTTCGGAGTCCTAGACAAAGCGATTGTTAGTAAGCCGTCTGTTAATTCGACACTGTCTACTTTCAAATCTGCATTTAAAATAAACTTTCTCTCGAAAGATTTAAGACTTAGTCCTTGATGAATGAATCGTTCAGTTTCACCAAGTTTTCTTTCTTTTTTCCCCTTGATGAGCAGTTCGTTTTCTTCTTGAACTAACTCAAGTTCTTTTTTGCTCCAGCCGGGAATTGCTACTTCTATTCGATAGTTGCCATTCTCAGCGTTTTCGACTATGTTATATCTTGGATATGATGTATCGGTGTTTGCTAACAGCCAATCGTTGTTCATTCCTAGCCAAAATTTACTAATATCAATCGTCATTTTTAATTCTCCTAATATCACTTTCGTTAATACTATGCCGACCCTTTCGGTATCGACCCTAAAACGTAAGCAGACCTATTCTGCCTACTTCATACATATTATACCAAAAGTGAAACCAGAAGTCAAGAATTATTTTTTATTAGCTTCGTCTTTGCACTTACTCGTCAAACTTGATTATATCTTCTTCCTCTAAATAATCTATTGTTGCTTCTATACCGAGTCTCTTACCTATTAGATAACTAATATTTATACTCGCACAAAGAACTATTAAATACGCTAAATCCATTGTTTCCATAATTTTTTCTCCTACATATATTATATACAATTTATAACCATAAGTCAAGTAAAATTTTATGGTTCCTAAAAATAATTCTTGACACTTGCTTAAATTTTTGATATAATAAGAGTATGTTATTTAGAAAAGGAACATGGACTACCAAAGAGAAACAGAAGCTCAAGGACTTGTATAACACAATGCCTTTGACAGAACTCTCTTCCAAACTGGCAAGGTCAACAGGTTCGATAACATCACAAGTTAATTATCTTCGCAAAAGAGGATGGACATTTCACAGGAGACGAGATGGATAAAGTAATTGATTTCCCAAGAATGAGGCAGTCAGAAGAAATATCAGAAAAAGTTATGAAAGCACTAATTATAGAATGTCAAAAGCAAGGACTGAACTCACAGAATCAGGACTTTGTATTTGATATGGCATGGGTACAGAAGTTCGTAAGAGCTACTGTAGATAATCAATGCAATATTGCAAATGACTTGACTCGGCTAACAAGAGCGCAGGGTCTAAATGAGAATTGATTGTAAAGGAATGTCACCTGAAAAAGCAATTCGTATACTTCGTAGAAAACTCGAGAACGATGGCTTTAAAGATAGAATAAGAGAACTTCAACACTACGAAAAACCCACCGAGAAACGAAAGAAAGCAAAGGCAGCTGCGGTTAAGCGACAGCAAAAGCTTACAAATGAGTTTCGCAAATACACTGAAAAACGCCCAAGATACAGAAAATGATTTATGTAGCAAAAAATAAAGATTTTATTAAACTTGGTTACTCTAAAAATCCTGAAAGAAGATTAAAGGAACATAATATCAAATTAAGATTAACAAGACCATTAAAGTTTATTTCATTCTTTCCTTTGACTATACAACATGAAAGGTATATACATTTTCATTTAAATAAATTTAGAATTAACACAGAATTTAGTATAACACCTACAGAATTATACTCTCTTGAAGCAGAAGATTTTATTTTAAATTTATGTAAAAAACACGAAAAAAATCCAAGTTTAATTTACGAATACGCTTACCCTCAAGATATAACAGATAAGTTAGAAACAATTTTTGAAAGAATTTGAACCACTACTTGTTTTCGACTTTCAATTGAAAACTTCCCACCAAAACGACTATCAACGATAACCATTCCAAACATATAACTTTAAAATTTTTTGTGAAAGCACTTTCGAAAGAGAGTCATTTTCTGGTAGTAAAAACACTTAAAAAAACACATCAAAAGTCTACCACGAGAAGAAAGTGTAAAATATTTTTCCATTTCACCAACCTAAATGAAAACACACTTTCATACCCCTACGAAAAATAGAATTTGCATTTTTGGTAAAATTGTGGTAAAATATTATTATCTAATTCAAGATAGATACTACGACAAACAACGATTTATCGTCTCTCGTAAGTCTCGCTTATAATGAAATTACATTTCAATTGAGCTCGTCGCCTAAGCGTAAGAGCTCACCTTGTAATTTATATTATTTAGCGAGAGAGGTTACGATATTGTTTTTGTCAATCATATCACACCAAAGAAAAGTCAACTAACTCATAACGACTTTTCACCAATCCCAAACTTTCAAACAACTTAACTACAACTACGCTTAAAGCTCACAAACTTTTCGCCAACTCAAAATTTTTAAAAGGGTTATTGACTGAACTAAATTATGTGGGTTAAACATCAACTTTATGGAAATTATCCTTAGTCTTTGTATACCCGCCACAGGCTTGAGTGCATCACTTAGTTCGTGATACACCCGCTGCAGGTTTAGTCTGGTTGAACGATTCGTATGTTACGAACCTCTGTTGTGAATGTGAAGTCGGCATCTCTCAGAGTGATTGCCATTTGATTCTTCAATTGTGGTAGAACTCTCGGTTCACTTACCACTTCAAAGTAAGGTCCATATCTGTCTATGATTTCCCTTAGCTTTTGGTTGTTTGGTAATACTTTTGCATACCTCATTTTACTACTCCTTTAGAATTTCTACTAATCTTTTTAAGTCTATCTTCGGACTTTTCTCCAGCCCCGCTATCATGGAGTATTCAATTCCCACTAAATCCGATAGTTCTTCTACTAATTCTTTTTTGGTGATAGGGTCTTCACCAGTTTTAGTCTTATATACTGTCTTTTGGTAGACTCCCTCTCTACTCAACTTACCTATGATAGATTTTACACTCTTATCTAATTCCTCTGCAAGATTCTCTACTGTTTCTCTTGTAGGGTTATTTTTATACTCCTCTATCATATGCTGCACTTGCTGTTCCGTATAGTTTACACTCATACTATTTCTCCTAATAAATCTTCTTCAGGTTTGCTTAGATTTCTTACTATATTAAGCACTTCCTCTCTTGTTAATAACCATTTTTTCATCAGCAGTCTTATATTATCATTCTCAGCGAAACCTAATACTTCATTCTTTTCATAATCATACTCGACTGCGCTTATTAAACCATCACTCATTGTTAGCATTGTTGACTCCTTATGTAATCGTCTATTACATCTACAATAGGATTTTGATTTTGTACTATTGTTATCTTGCTACCACCATCTATTCTGTGAACTGCACCATTGTTGTAGTAAATAAAATAACCTTCGCCATATCCTAAGTCACCTTTATTGACTCCTTTACAGACATAGTGCATACTTACTTTATTTCCCCACTCTTCTGCATCCAGATATATTCTTCGTTTTTCTACTAATTCAGTATATTCTGTCATCTTGTCCACTCTCCTGTTTCAAAAAATTCATATACTACATCGTCAGCGAACTCTGAAGGTTCTTGCATTTCACCATATTGGTTTTCTTGCTCATCCCACCAATCAAAGTCTTCATTAGATACATCACAGTTGAAGTGTTCTTCTACTACTCTATTTAGGTCGTTGCCATCTACATAGTTTTCGTCATGAGCAGAGTAATATTTACCATCTTCATCTTCATAGGTTTCAAAATAGTCTACTCCAATGAAGTTTCTAAACTCATCTTCATATGTCATTTTTGCACTAAGTTCGATTTGATACTTATTACTTGCATACTCCATTAGATTGTTTACCATTTCATAGGGTGTAGTCCAAGCACTATAACCACTTATATAGCCGTGATTTTCCCATTCTTCTATGTTTACCCACTTAGCACCTATATTATTACAATACCAACTATAACTGTCTGTAATCCAACCATCTTCATCATAAGTTCTTTCTACTGCACTCATAAAAGGTTGCTCATGAACTTCAAGAAGTTCTTCCATTTCATACTCCTCGTCCATGTAGTTTCTTCTTTTTACTGTTTCACTTTTGAACAATGCTGACCACTGTTCATCATTTAATCCCTCTACAGAGATATTAAAATATACATGATTTGCCATTATCGTATGTTCTCCCACATTATTGCGATACCTATACCGATACCGATTGTTGTTAAAATTCCTACTACTGCAAAGAAGTTCCATATAATTTCTAATATCATATGTCACCCTTTGCCCTTACTTCAGACCTAATTACTTCGAAACCATTCGGGTATCTCTTTTCTAGTTTGTTAATGTTTTCGTCCATAACTTCGTCTGGAGTGAAACCAAGCGCGATGCATCCTTGCACCCAATACCACAATACGTCGCCTAGTTCTCTTTTCATGTGGAAAATTTCATCGTTTGTGAACTGTGTATCTGCTTGAAACACTTTCTTTTTCACAACTTCAGCAAATTCCCCACTCTCAGCCATCATACCGATAACTGATGTTAATAATCTTGCCATATCGAAATCGCACTCTATTAGTTTACCATTTCTTGTGGCGTGCTGTCCCATTAAGATATTCAATCTGTCTGCAAGTTTAGTCGTATCTTTACTTGTTTCAGATGTGCAGGAGTCTACAAACCTTGCATAATCGTTTATCTTACTCATTGGTACACCTCCAAACTTATATGACCTTCAGGTGAGATTACTTGGTATAAGTCTTTATCTTTGACTACTCTACCATTTTCTAACTCAATGTCATACCACTTTGGATTTTCAAACCTATAGTGTCCATGCCACTGCATTTGATACGCACTGGTGTCAGTAGGTTTGATTATTCTTATTATTTTACTGCCACAGGCTTCCATGCCTATAGCGATATGCTTACTAATTCTCATTCTTTTTCCTTTGTTAAATTTGTTAATTCTTTGAGAAGTAAGTGGTATTCTTT